AACTGTAGTTATACGAAAGGAAAAATTATGTCATTAAATGTAACTACGGCATTTGTCCAACAGTATTCTGCTAACGTGCAGATGCTTTCTCAGCAAATGGGTTCATTACTGAGAGATGCTGTAAGAGTAGAATCTGTTACAGGAAAAAATGCCTTCTTTGATCAGATTGGCAAAGTTACCGCTCAAAAGCGTACAACTCGTCATTCTGATACACCACAAATTGATACTCCTCACGCAAGAAGAAGAGTGTCAATGGAAGACTATGAATTTGCTGATCTTATTGATGAGCAAGACAAAGTCAGAATGTTGATTGATCCAACATCAGCTTATGCTCAAGCGGCAGCAGCAGCTATGGGTAGAGCCATGGATGATGAGATCATTGCAGCAGCCATAGGGTCAGCAAACACAGGTGAAACTGGCTCAACATCAACTTCAATGTTAGCGGCCAACCAAATTGCTAATGGTGGAACTGATTTGACAGTTGCTAAGTTAAGAACAGCTAAGAAAAGACTTGACTTAGAATCTGTAGATCCGTCAATTCCAAGATACATTGCAGTTGGGCCAGAGCAGATTGATGCGTTGTTAGGAGATACAAACGTAACTTCTTCAGACTTCAACACTGTAAAGGCACTTGTTCAAGGTGAAATTGATACCTTCATGGGTTTCAAATTTATAACAACAAACAGACTATCTAAGAGTGGCAACATCAGATCATGCTTTGCATGGGCAGAAGATGGAGTTGCTTTAGCTATCGGAAAAGACGTTATGGCAAGAATAGATGAGAGAAGTGACAAGGGTTACGCAACTCAAGTTTATTATTGTATGACAATCGGTGCTACTAGGATGGAAGAAGAAAAAGTCGTCCAGATAGACTGTGATGAAAGTTAAGGGAGATAGTAAATGACTACAAAAAACTCAACACTTGTAGCTAATTTTGAAGCTACTCCTCAAGTTGCAAATAATGCTCAAGAGTTACATGGCGTTTTGCGTGTGGCTCAAGGCACTATTGCACTAGCTGCTGGAGACAGTACAGATGATGATATTGTCATGCTTGCTCCAATTCCAAGTAACGCTTCCATAACAGCGATTAAAGTCGCTGCAGATGCTTTAGGTGGAAGTTGTGCTTTTAATGTCGGACTGTATCAAACTGATGGAACAGTTGTAGATGAAGATTTCTATGCAACAGCAGTTGCAGATGGAACTACAGCAGTTGCAGACGTAAGAACAGAAGCAGCAAATATCAATACAATTGGTAAAAAAGTATTTGAAAATGCAGGAGCATCCACAGATCCAGGTGGTTACTACTACGTTGCAGCAACATTTAGTGCAACGGGTGGTACAGCAGGAGATATGTCCTTCATTATTGAGTACGTTGTAAACTAACATAGAGGGAGCTTCGGCTCCCTTTATTTAAAAGGATTTAGTAATGCCATCAGTTGTAGAAATTTGTAATGAAGCTATGGATCTGCTTGGAGCAGCCACTATAACTTCACTAGATGAAAATTCAAAAGAAGCACGATTGTGTAACAGAAGATTTTCCACAGTAAGAGATGCTGTTCTAAGATCACATCCTTGGAATTGTGCAATAACTAGAGCGACATTATCACAAGATGGAACGCCACCTAGTTTTGGTTTTGCGCATCAATATACACTTCCAACCAGTCCATTCTGTTTAAGAGTGTTATCTTTTTTTTCAAGTAATGTAGATTCAGAGATATCACCATATGATAGTCAAGTTATGTTTAAAATTGAAGGTAGAAAAATTTTAACAGATGAAGCAACTTGTAAAATTATATATTTAGCTAGAATTACAGACACAACTCAATTTGATAGTTTGTTATCAAATGCTATTGCTTTTAGACTTGCTTCAGAAACAGCTTATGCAATAACTGGAAGTAACTCAATAGCGCAGTCTTTGTTTGGCTTGTATGAGCAAAGGTTAAGAGAAGCTCGTTCTATGGATGCAGTTGAAGGTAAACCAGATAGGATTATATCAGAAGAATTTACGAATATAAGGTTATAAATGTCAAGAGTATCGACAATATTAACAAATTTTAGAGCAGGTGAGCTATCACCAAAGTTATCTGGAAGAATAGATTTACAAAAATATCAAGAAGGTTGCGACACAATGGAGAACATGATTGTGTTTCCATCAGGTGGTACAACTCGTAGGCCAGGAACTTACTATGCAGGCACAACAAGATTAAATAATAAAGCAAGATTGATACCTTTTGTTTATAACGAGGAAGCAGCATATGTGCTTGAATTTACAGATGGAAAATTAAGAGTTTATCAAGAGGATGCTATACAGACAAATGAGTTTAATTTTATGAACTCTAGTAATTTGTTAACAACTCATACTCAAGTTATAACAAATATAACTCAAGCAAATCCAGCCGTTGTTACAACAGCGTTTGCTCATGGCTTTACTCAAGGAGATAAAGTTTATATTAAAAGAGCAGAAGCTGGGATGTCTGAATTAAATAGAAGAGAGTTTACTGTGGGAACAGTAGGTTCCACAACGACATTTGAATTAAATGGAATAAATTCAACAAATTTTAGTGCGTTCCAAAAAACAGTCTTTGTTGAAAACACACCACTGCCACAAGCAGTTTTTGATAGAAGAAGACCATCAGCGTCTTTAGCTCCTGGCAGTAGTGATCCAGAACAAATTGGGCCTATAGTTGGAAAGCTAGTAGAAATAACAACTCCTTATAGTGAAAGTCAATTAGATGAAATTAATTTTACTCAATCTGCTGATGTTTTGTTTCTTGTTCATCCAGATAAATCACCTAGAAAATTAGTAAGAGAAAGCACAGCCAATGGCATAAGTTTTACAATAAGTGAAATAGATTTTGTTGATGGGCCTTATTTAGATGAAAACATAACTTCAACAACTTTGCATGCAGACTCTAATTCTGGCACAATACAAGTTACAGCTTCAGCTGCCTTGTTTAGTAGTGGAGACCTAGGGAGACTTATACGATTTAGAGAAGTGATTGAAGCAGAACATAGAGCCTGGGCGGCTTCTGCAAGTTTTGGCGTAAATGAAACTGTACATTATGAAGGGAACGTCTATAAAAATGTTACTTCTGGAACAAATACTTCATCAACAACACCTCCAGTGCATTTAGAAGGACAAAAAGCATATGGAAACATTACTTGGGAGTTTCAACACAGTGGATCTGGTTATGTTAAAATAACTCAATTTGATAGCACAACTGTTGTTCAAACAAGTTTTGAAAACGACACAGGAGTTTTACCTGCAAGTGTCGTAGGTCAAAGTAATGCAACTAAAAATTGGTCATTAGGTTCTTTTAGTAGTAGAACAGGTTTTCCTAGAGCCATAGCTTTTTATGAGGAGAGATTGTATCTTGCAGGAACAGATTTTCAGCCTCAAACTATTTTTGGTTCTGTATCAGCAGACTTTGAAAATCATACACCTGGCACAAATGATGATCAAGCAATAAACGTAACTATTGCATCAGATCAAGTAAACATGATAAAACACTTACTTCCAGCTAGATTTTTACAAATTTTAACAACAAGTGCCGAGTTTACTTTATCAGGAGGAACTGGTTCTCAACCTGTGACACCTACCAATGTAAATGTTTTAAGGGAAACAACATTTGGCGCTTCTAAAATACGACCATTACGAGCAGGCAATTCAACAATATTAGTTCAACGAGGGCGTGAAAAAGTAAAAGAAATTACATTTGATTTAGATACAGATGGTTTGCTTGGTGTTGATTTAACAGTTTTAGCTGATCACATAACTTCTGGTGGATTGTTGGGGATGGCATGGCAACAAGAACCAGAATTAATACTTTGGTTTATTG